AAGCCATGATGCAACAACAGCAGACTGGTAAGGTTATTGAAAAAGTTGCACCTCAATTACTACAACAAGCACAAGAATCTGAACAACAATGAACGCAGAAAATAATATTTTACATCACTCAGTAACAATTCCTACAGACGGAGTTGACTCGACTAGAGGGTTTACTCAAGAAGAAGTAGAAAAATACAACATTACTCAAGAAGAACTAGCAGCAGCAGGTCAAGAAAACCCAGCTCCTAGAACAGAAAAAATATTGGGTAAGTTTGAAACTCAAGAAGATTTGCAAAACGCATATCAAGTATTGGAGAAAAAATTACATGAACCGCGCAACAATCAAATTCAAGATAACAATGTTGAAAATCCAAAACTATCTAGCGACGAAGTTAGCGAAGATAACAATAAAGAGGGCAATGCCGAGCCTAGTGAGGAAAACACCAATACCGAAAATAACACTACGAGAACAGCTGTTACTGAGGCTTATCAGGCTTTGCAAGAAGTTGGCGAAGTAAACGACGAAATTTACGCTAAGTTTGAAGAAGCTGGCGTTCCTAAAGAATTAGTAGATCATGTTCAAGAACTTGAGAACTACAAAGCTGCGAACGAAATAAAGCAGATGACAGCCGAAGTTCAAGACTACAGTGCTTTAACGGAATGGGCTGGAAAAAACTTGTCAGAAAGTGAAATAGATACTTATGACAACATTATGCAGAACGGAACTCCAGACGAGATGCGTTTTGCAATTAAAAACCTAGATGCTCGAATGAGAGCAGAAACCAAATCAAAGCAATCAAATCTAATTAAAGCTGATGCGATTGCTCATTCTGAGGGCGGATATAAAACACAAGCTCACATGCTTGCAGATATGCAAGACCCTCGTTATCACTCAGACCCTAGCTTTAGAGATAAGGTTATGGAAAAATCTTTTAAATCTAAATTTTAATCATGGCAGTATCAATACTTAAGGACAATTCATCTATGCGTGTGGAAAAACACACAATAGGAAGCGGGGCTTTTAGCACCGAAGCTTTACATCTACAAGACGCAAGAACAGTATATTTTCACGCAGACGGAGCAGTTCAATACTGGATTCCAGAATTTGACGACAGCACTGTTGGAATAAAAAAGAATGGCACAAATGCCGTTGCAATGGATATTCCAGCAAGTGAAAGTGTTTTTGCTCCCACTGCTTCTAAAGCTGGAGTTATTGCAGAAGGACACATACCACTCTTTTTACTTTTAAAAGATGGAAGCGGTAGCTCAAATGTTGTCTACGTTTACATCATTAAACGATGACCAAATCACTAATCGAGTCGTTATCAACTAGCCCTTACCAAATGCCTTACGAGGCAATGGTCTTGGATAACTTCTTAGATGTGTATTCGATTATGTTTTTCTTTTTGTCAAATTTATTTTTGACTTTTACTTTTTAACGCCATAAACCACAGGAGGTTTAAACATGGCATACCCAACAGATTCAACACCAAATTATCCGGGCAAGGCAGACTTGTCTGCATATTTGCGTGTTTTCGGGGGCGAAGTAGTAGCCGAATACAACAAGCGTACAGTTGTTAAGGACACTCTGCGTCAACGAAATATAACATCAGGCCGATCGTGCCAATTTCCAACAATTTCAACAGAGGCCGCTAAGCTTCATACTCCGGGTCAAGATTTATTTTCTTCTGGATATGATTCAGATATGTCCAATGATGAAAAAGTTATTCAAATTAACAAACTCTTAATTGCGAAAGCATTTGTCGATTACCTTGATGAAGCTATGCAACACTACAATAGCCGCGCAGAATACGCTGCTCAAATGGGTGCTGCTCTAGCTACAGCTTGCGACAGATGGTCAATAGGTGCTCTTGTTAAAGGCTCAGACTCTACTCGAAATCACGCTTCAGCTGCCGTTGGAGCATTAACAACTCAACAAAAGTTGGATGAGATTCAAGTAGCGGCTGGTCTTTTTGACAATAGAGGTGTTCCAACTGAAAATCGCTATATGCTCGTTACTCCTACAGATTATTATAATTTTATGGGTATGGACGGTGTAGTCTCTAGCGACTTCGGTACTGGTGGAGACAGAAACAAGCCAGGTGAAATTCACTTTATGGGCTTTAAGATTCTTAAATCTGCTATCTGGGATGAGTTTGACCAAAACGCAACCATAACTGCTGATGCAGCTGATCCTTTAAAAGACTTAGATGGTCGCTCGACTTACGAGACAGACTTAACTAAAGTTTGGGGCTTGGCTTATCATGGCGATGCTGCGGGCTGGGTTAATTTGCGAGGAATGACCACAGAAGCTTCATACGAAGCCTCAAGGCAAGGCACATTGCTTGTAGCCAAACAAGCTGCTGGTGCTGGCATTTTACGCCCTCAATCTTGTATAAAGATGGCTGGTGCATAGTTTTATTTTTTTTAGGTGGGGTGCATAGCACCCTGCCTTACCCTTAACTTTTTAATATTATGGCAACTTTAAACACAACAACAGAATTAGAAGCAGTAAACACAATGCTTCAAACTATTGGAGAATCTACTGTTACTACTCTTAGCGGTACTTTACCTTACGAGGTTTCGGCTGCTCAAACAATATTGAACGAAGTTATTAGAGAAGTTTGCATGGATTCTTATGTGTTTAATACAGAAGAAGACAGGGTTTTAACAGCAAATGTTAGCGGTAACTTTTTAGCAACGACACCTCAAGATTACGTTCAAATAAGGAATCAAAGCACAGGTGAAGACTATGTTATTCGTAGCGGTAAAGTTTACTCGATGTTAGACAAGACTGACACATTTACTGCTGGAGACACAATAACAATTACAGGAGTTTATTTACTAGACTTCTTAGATTTACCAGAGGCAGCAAAGAGATATTGCGTTATTAGAGCATCTCGCATTTACGCAGATCGTCTAGTTGGCTCTAAAGACATTCGCGCATTTACGGAAAGAGATGAGTTAGAAGCTAAGGCTAAACTCACCGATTACGAATTTGGCGTAGACAAAATAAATATGTTAAGCGACAGCACTTCTGTCTCTAACATTCTTGTTCGCAGAACATAATGGTATATACTAGAAAGAATATTAAAAACTTAACAGGGGGCGTTTCACAGCAACCTGACTCTGAGCGTTTTGACAATCAATGTTCAGAGCAAAAGAACTTTCTCGCTGATCCTATTAAGGGATTGACTAAAAGAGCTGGCACTAATTATGTCCAAGTTATTGACGATGGTGGTGGCAATACTGTTTTGAATAATGCTGAGAAAAACACATTTACTCATATTATTAACCGCAGTTCTGACGAGCAACTTATGCTTGTTATTAGTCATAGCAATGACCCTTCTACAAGTAATGGTCAGCCATATATAGAGCTTTACAAGCTAAACGAAGAAGATGCTAGTAAAGAAGTAATGACTTTAGTTGCAAGCGATGGTAGCACAGCAGTAACCACTGACTCATATCTTAACATTAGTTCAGCAGTAGACACTCATCCGTATTCAGCAGTTACGATTGCTGATTACACTTTTATAGCAAACAATCAAATAACTCCAGCGTTAAAGTCTACAACTTCTGGAGGCGTGGGAATGTATGAAAGAACTCACGTTAAGCGTGGGCTAATTTTTATTAAAGAGAGTGCTTACAGCTCAGAGTGGACAATAAAAGCTACAGACAGTGAAGGCGTTGTTAGATCGGCTAGAATTTTTACAGGAGCTGGCGCATCAGGAAGTGATTCTTTAAAAGATATAAGAACTTCTGTTTTAGCTGGAGCTATTCATGCTTGCTTAGAAGCAAAAAAAGATTCTTCAACAGGTGTTGCTTTTGACACAGGAGTTACTCACGATAGTCAAAGTAATGCGTTTGACACCTATACGGAAGGAGATAGTGGCATATCTATGCGTTGGGAAGACGATAGCACTGATCACGTTTTTAACGGAGATGGACTAGATTATGACAATAGTAGCGGTATAGAAACTGGCGGTGCAAGAGCATCTGGATATTCAGGAAGCAACTATTCAAATGGAAAGATTACATTTGGAACTTCCCTTCCAGCAGACAACAACAGCAAAAGAGAAATAAGTATTGATGCAGGATCAAGCACAAAATATTTTGCTTTTACAGGTGGCGCAAGCGCAACAGCTGGAGCTACGTCTGTGGCAATGGGTACAACTGTTTTAGAATGTGCCGACAACTTAGCAGCAGCAATAAACGCAGATAGTGATTTAAATTGGTCTGCTGCGGTTTATCAAATAGATGATGAGCCTCCATATATACAAATTTACTCTACCTCAACAGGGGATGTGAGCGCAGATGGTAATGGAACAATGGCTCATGCAGACATTGCAAATGTTACTACTTCTAGTGCTACAGGTGGGAATGCTTCGGCAGGAAGCTCAACAGCTTCTGTAAGAAACCCAATACACTTTGAAAGGTTTGAGGTTAAAGCTGGTGCTGAAACTGCTGGTTCAATAATCTCTTGGTTTGCGTCTTACCCAGATGAAGCCTCTGCAAACGCTTCTCCAATTAAGATAGAAATATCTGACAGCTATGGAGACACCATGACAGAATCTTTTACAGATGTTATTGACGGTCTTGATGCGTTACCGACTTATGCACCAAACAATTATTTGTTAAAAGTAGAAGGTAATCAAGAATCTGACGTAGATGACTATTATCTTAAATTTGTATCTGACGACGAAAACGCAGGTGCAAACCACTTTGGAAAGGGTAAATGGGAAGAGTCTTTAAATGTCGGATTGCAATATCAAATAGACCCAGCAACAATGCCACACCAACTTATTAAGGTTAATGACACGACATATAAGTTTGTAGAAGCTACATGGAATGATAAAGCTGTTGGGGATGCAACATCTGACGCTACACCTAGCTTTATAGGCAACGGAATTAGAGACATATTCTTTTACAAAAGCAGACTAGGCGTTCTTGCAGGTGAAAGCGTAATTATGTCAGAAGTAGACAACGCATATAACTTTTGGAGAACATCAGTTGCAACGTCTATTGATTCAGATCGGATTGACATCACTTCATCTGTAAACGAAATAACCTATTTAAATTGGGCTGTACCTTTTGCTAACCAGCTCGTAGTGTTTTCTGATAGGGCGCAATTCTTATTGACGCAAGGCAATCAAGGGCTAACGCCATCAACGGCAGCTTTGTCTCTTGGTAGTAGCTATGAGAACAGCACAATATGTAGACCAGTAGTAAACGACAACAGTATTATCTTTGCTCAAGAAAAGTCAGGTGCATCTGCGGTATATGAGATGTACCCAACAGGATCAACAGAAATAAGCTTTGAGGCTAAGAGTATATCCGAGCATATACCTAGCTACATTAGCGGAAAGATTACAAAGATTGAAGCTTCTTCGTTAGCAAGCACAGTTATAGTGCAGACAAATACAGGTGATAACACTTTGTACATCTACAAGTATTACAATCAAGGAAATCAAAGGGTGCAGTCAGCTTGGTCAAAATACGAGTTAGCTTGTAACTACATTAAAGGCGGTCATTTTATAACAGATAAATTTCACCTTATTGAAGGACACTATGAAGGCTCTGGAACAACTCCATCTGCCACATACCAAATATTTAGCTATTTAAAATTTGATAACACAGACAGTTTAACTAATTCTGTAGACTTGTCTTATACAGTTCCTACTGGGTCAATGGATGCAAATACACCTACATCTGGCAAAACACGAATTACTGCTAAGTGGAACATAGCCGACAATGGAAGTGATACTGAGGGTAGAAAGTCAAAAATTATTGTATTTGATTCTGCAACAAATACGACTTATCCAATAGATTATTCTAACACAACCAATCAATATGTTGTTGTTACAGGAAACATTGCATCAACAGCTACTATTGTGTTAGGTTTAACATTTGAAGCATCATACGAATTTAGCAAACAATACATTAAGCGTGGTGGCAGAGACGGTAAAGAGGTAGCGATTACAGATGGCAGAACTACAACTAAGTGGTACGAGGTCTACTTTAACGATACCCAATACTTAAAATCTACTGTTAGCTTTCCCACAGTTAGTGATTTTAGGTCATCGTCTGTAAAAGAATATACAGGCTCATTTTCAGGTGGAGCGGTTACAGGAGATCAACCGTCAGAAACCTCAACATTAAGAACATCGGTTGCTGC